AAGTTTTCCTTTCATTTTATTTTTTTAAAATTATTTAGTGGTAATGAGCCCTTCTGGCTCAATTTCAAATTCTGGCTTGTCTGCCATTGTTCCGTCTGGTTTGAGGTAGTACCAGCCTGTTCCGTCTGCTGATTGGACAAAAGCGTTAGATACCATGTTACCATTTTTACGATCCAGGTAGTACCAAGTCTGCTTATGCTTAATCCAGCCAGTGACCATCTTGCCTTCTTCATCGAAGTAATACCAAGCGTTATTGATACGAGCCCAGCCAGTGGCCATAGACCCTGAATCTGTGAACCAGTACCAAGCGTCATTGTAATTCAACCAGGTACTCCGCTTCATGAAACCTTTATCATCGAAATAGTACCAAGCGTCGTTGATTTTCTCCCATTTGTCAGCTGGGTATGAGCCGTCTTCACGAACCCACCACCAGCCGTACTGGTTCTGTTGCCAGCCTGTTTCAACCTCTTCAGGCGGCACGATATACCCAACGATTTCACTTACTGAACGCTCATTGTAGCGACAAGGGCCACCTACTTCCAAGTAGTTCCAGTTGCCATCGATATTCTGCTCAATCGTCTTAATGGTAGAACCATCTGAATCCTCATAAACAAGGCCTGTATGCCCGTAGTTGACACCGTCGCCTGCCACATAGGATTTGACAAAGAACCAACCAGCCTTTGGATAGTCAGCGTCATACACGACTTTTAGACCTTGTGAACGTGCTGATTCAAGCAGGTCATAAGCATTTCCCCAAAGCGTCACACCGTACCAATTACGAATCCCGTAACAAGGCACGTCGGCACATTGGAAACCATAGACTCCATCATTATCCACTCCATCGCCAGCATTGGCTTTATCGATGAAGAATTGAATCATTTCTTGTTTTTTAGACATACTTACTGTCCTTTCCATGCGTCGTTCATCTGCTTCACGGCTGACTCTACGAATACTTCAAGCTCTTTATCCGTCATAGTGACATTGTATTTTTTAAGTTCTGCAAGCATATGTACTTTAGCTTGCTCAAGTTTCTCCTCGCCCTTATAGCCAGTTTCAGAGGCTACTTGCTCAACGGCGTGGACTGCGTTTTTAGCTAGAATTTCAGCAATTTTCACCGCTTTTTCTCCACCTTTTTGCAAAAGGTAGTCTTTCACTGCTTTGATGATATTGCCTGCGGCTACTGCTAAAAAGCCTGTCGCAAAAGCGATAATAAATTCATTAAATTGTGTCATGTGTTTTTCCTTTCTAGCTCCTTACTGCGCCTAAACTTTCAACGGTTTTAGCGTCCCAAATACCTAATTCGTACATAATTTTAATAACATTAGAGTGATTAGCCCACTCCCATGATTGAAGGTTCTTTTGTTCATGAAAACGTGCATTGCTCCAGTCATAATCATCTTTATTTTCTATAGGATCTAAGGTAGTCACATCAAAGCTCCACAAATCAGCATTTATGATGTTAGATTTTAAATATTCAAGTGTAAGTGTTCCTCTTGAACACGAAATGATATTTTGTACAAGCGTTAAATACTCCCACCTAGTAGAGCTACAGTTTACATCTCTACCATACCCGTAGATATCCCCATCAGTCGGATGACTATTTATTTGCAAACCACATCCGTTATCAAACCAGATTGTCCATGGAACACCCGACCTGTCCAATCTATATGCCATCGGAGCCTTTCTTATGACAGGTCTAACAAGATTCAATTGTTCTTGCAAGACCTGATTTTGCTTTACTAAAGATTCCACTTGATGCTTCAAGATTTGATATTCTGATTTGCCTTCAATAAAATCTTTTGCTTCAAGCTCTGCTTTGGTTGTGTAGTCTGTTTCGAATCGTTTAACATCACGGCCGACTGCTTGAGCAAATTCCTCTAAATTGCTCATGGCAATCACGCTTTCGCTGCAGTATACGTTGCGACTAAGTCAAGGTTGGCAAACTCGTCAATACGACGACCTAGGTCAGCTAGTTTTTGAACGACTGCGCCTTCAGTGCTGCCGCTCAATTTAGAGATTTCCTCAGCGATTTCTTTAAGCGTATTGAGATTTTCAGGTACCCCATCACCTAAAAGGTCATTCTTCACTGCGGTTTTTGCCTGCTCGATAGCCTGCATTAACGTATCGTTGTCAATCTTTGTACCGATTAAGTGCATCATCATCTTGTTATCCGCTCCCAATGCTTGAGCGAATGCCGTTAATTTTGTTGTGTCCATTTGTTTAAACCTTTCCTAAATTGTAATAAAAAAGCAGGTCTGGAATTTCCTGACATGCTCCAGTCTCGCTTGCAGGTCTTTCCGCAAGCTGTTTTTTTACTTCCTTTGCGATATCTAATTCCTTTAATTTATAGATATCTTCCGTAACCAATTCCCTGTCTGAGTCTTCAATTTCAATATAAGTATCTCTATCACTTGGAAAGATATACCCTCCGACTGAGATTTCCACTCGGTATTTTCCGCTTGGTAGAATACTGTCTAAATTGAAATTGACAGAATGGCTAGCGACGGGAGCAGTTGTCTTCCACCTGCGTTGTCCTTTTGTTAGAGTGATAACCGCATCTTGACCCTCAAACGAGGTCATGACACGGTAATTCTCATCTAACAATTCAAATCCAAAAGTAGAAGACAAATCCCCTTGCTTAATAAGGTCGCCGCCATCAACTCGAGCCAAATTGGTTGTATTAACTCTGTGGCTGTTACAACCCATTCTATNAGTGGTCTATGTAGCCATTGCCACCAAGAGACTTATAGCTATTGTGCATATTCTCCACTACATAAAACTCATCTTTCGTAGTAAATCCACGACGGATAGCCCTGCGAATATCACGATCAAGGCGCATCCTCATCGTAACAAGGTGCGCATCGTCGTGTAGTTTTAGCTTTGCTTGTACTTCATCAATTTTGGCGTTGTTCTCGTCAGCAGTAATCTGGACATCTTTGATTTGTTTCTTGACATCATTCAATTCTGAAATGATTTGGTCTGTCTGTTCCTTTGTCTTTTTGGGCATTTTGTAACTAAACCAAGCTATGATGATTGGCGTAGCCACTGGTAAAACATTCATGAAGAAATGCTCAACGTGTTGTAAGACGTCCATAGTCACCTCCATTACTGGTTAGGCGCAACTGTTGTAGTAGAAGGTTCTGTTACTGTTGGAGTCACGGTAGCCGTCGTAGAAACTGTAGCTGCTGGTGCAACATTCGTTGGCTCGTTTTGTTCTTTAGGCTCGTACTTCCATGCTGCGCCATATCCATCATGTTCAAGACGTCCATTACGAATAAAATCGCTTGCAGGCTCTCCATTATAAGTAAATTCACGGTTAAGTTGTACCAGAACCCTCTTACCTTCACCATCTACCTCAACATGTGCTGGATCTTCAATGGTAATCAAGTCACCTGGAATATAGTGTTTACCTACTTCAGCTGATTGAATTAAATCAACTAAAACTTTATAAGTTGTACCGTAAGGAATAACCTTACCAGTTACCAAAGCTAACACTAAGGCATGGCTGATTTTACCAAAACGGTCAGCTTCTTCTTTATTCTTCTGAACAGTCTGTTCTGTAGCTGTCTGTTTGGCTTCAGTCTGAGCCAATTTTTGTTCAGCTTCTTGCAGTTTAGCTTGTGTTTCTTGTAACTTAGTTTGCGCTTGCACAATCGCACTTGTTGGGTCTAATTCTGTACGTAGAATCTCTTTGACTGCTTCAATGAGTGTTTCATCCGTATCACCCAAACGGTCACCCTCTAACTCACGAGTGAAAAAAGTAAACGGCTTGTCACATTGAATAGAGACCGCCGTCTTGCCAATTTTAAAAAATTTATTTACTAATACAAATTCCATGTTTTATACTTCCTTCTTTTTATAAATTGTACCTGATAATACAAATCGATTTAAACGATTAGGATTCAGATGTTGCATATCATTTGAATTTTTTAAGTTTATATAAAATGATTTAACTGGATTTTCGATATCTCTTAAACCACTAAAAACAGAAAGTTCCCTATTACTAGGTTCAGTTACAGTGAATTGAATTTTTCTATTTTCATTTGTTGCTTGAAATTCTACATTTTTTGATAAAATTAAATTCCAAAATTTATCATTATCATATCCTGTTACACTTGGAATGCCACACAATAATCGATTATTTGAATCGTTAGGTACAGAAACATAAAAAAATATTCTTCCAAAAACCTGAAAAATATTTTTACTCCAAATTAGCCGATCACCAACATATCGCTTTACAATCTCATGCCCTTCGACATAGATTCCTTCTCTTGTAGCCATAATGTCACCTACTCATACACATCATAGATTGTGTTCGGGTCTTTCGTGCTAATCGCATTATATTGTGCCTTCGACCCATACCAATACTTCATTTGCTGGTTACCGTTTTGGTTAATCAGCTTGTGGGCTACGGTTTCAGACGGTAAGATAGGGATGTTCAAGGCTGTTCTATTGACTCGTAAAACCCCCGAACTATCAACTGTAATCGTTGAGTTATCAGGTCTAACAATTCCGTTTGAGCCAGCTGTTGCGGTTTTGGCTTTGATTGTACCGTTTAAGACCTCAGTCGTGTAATTATCTGGCCTGACAATTCCGTTCGAGCTCGACGTAGCTACTGATACATTGCTACTTATTCCATCCTTTAATGTCTGCACAGACACTTTTTTCAACCCATGGCCATCATGAATCATGATGTTATCCCAGTTGTTGACCTGATATATTTGTGGCAAGTCAGTTACTTTTCGTGTCTGTGTACTAATTACTGCCATATTGTACCTCCATTCTATATTTCCAATCTGCAACAATTACATGACCGTTTTCATCAGCAAGTAAAGTATGTTCTGTACCGTCTTCCGTACGAATCGGAGCAGTAAAGTCGTTCTGCAAGAACATGTACTCGATAGCATTTAGTCTATCTTCGTGCTCCTGAAACTCACGCTTTAAAGCCTCTACTGACTCATAACTTGCTTGTCTAATGTTGTCTACGTTACCCAGACCAACTTGGGATTTCGTCACACTATGCGGATTATTTCGATTAGTAGCGTGAGCATTAAACTCCTGCTTACTAGCCTGTTCCACATTTGTCACGTTTCCCAATCCAACCTGCGCCTTTGTGACGCTATGAGGGTTGTTACGATTAGTTGCATGATTGTTAAAATCTTGCTTACTTGCTTGCTCAACATTCGTAACATTCCCTAGACCCACTTGCTGCTTAGTGACATTGTGTGGGTTGTTTTGATTTTGAATGTGAGCATTAAGGTCTGCTTGATTCGCTTTATTTGTTGTTTGATTGCCGATAATCGCTTCAAGACCTTCAATGTCTGAAACCTTATGACGGTGGGTTGCGTCGGCTTTCCCATTCCAGCGTGTCCGTTCTTGATCAGAAACGTGACGAGCAGTGTCTCCAATATGGTTATCGATATTAGTTTGCAACTTTCTTTCTGTCGTCTTCAATTCAGGGACAGTCGCATAAACTAAATTAGTCGCATTGTATTGAATGGTAATCTGACTATTCTTGCTAATAGTCGTGTTGAAGTCATAATCTCGATATACATAAGCAGATGTTTTAGGAGGAATCACATCTCCCTGCTCTGCCCAAGTATACATATACATGAACTCTTCATGATTTCCACGTTTTGCAAACACACCGATTT